CTTTATTCACAAGAAGCTCACACTAGAGGTTATAATGTGTTTAGCTTGTATAGTGCATTTACTAACTATGCTAGTTATGCTGATGAAAGAAATGGTTTTAATCTTAGAGAAACCGGGAATGATACCAAGTCTGAATCAATGTGGAAGAGAGAGCATGAAGTGGCTAAGTGGATATCTAACCCTAAGTTTAAAGCATTAGTTGCAGCATAGGGAGTTATTTATGAAAAAGAATAAATTCCCACGATATCTACAGGAGCAGAAATATGGAGATGGTACAGTTTTTTACAGGTATAATCCATCTGCTAGATATATTGATGAACGCATTGTATCTCGTACTAACTTAGGTTCTGATTTGTCAATAGCAAAAAAGCAAGCTAATGAATTTAACAAATTAGTTGATGCATTTTTGCAACAAGAATCTAAGATTGTGTCTGTACAAAACAATCCAACCATAAAAGGATTAGTAGATGCCTATTTATTATCTAGTGATTTCAATATGTTAGCCGATAAATCTAAACAAGACTATCAATACTTTATTAATGTACTGTTAGGTACTAAATTAGATGGCAAGACATTGTCAATAACATATTTAAAAAATATGAGTGGCTCAAAAGCTAAGAGGTCTTATGAAATGTGGCTAGAACGTGGCATTTCTATGGCAAATCATATATGCTCTGTGGCTCGTAAAGTGTACTCATATGGTATGGAAATGGACTATGTTCAAGCTAACCCATTCTCTACATTTAAAAGAAAGTCTTCACAATCTAGAAAGGTTGTGTGGACACAAGAACAAGTCAAGATAATTTTAGATTATAGTTACTCTGATTTCAAGACAAGGAACATAGGTTTAATTGTACAAATGGCTTATGAATGGTGTCAACGAATAGGAGATATGCGACTATTAAAGTTTGATTATATAGATTTTAATAGTGGTGTATTACATCTTGAACAATCAAAACGTAGGGCAACAGTACACCTTCCTATCAGTGAAGATTTGCTTGCAATGCTTGTACAACAGAAAGAAGACTATGGATTCCAAGAATATGTTGCACCCATGCCAAACGTGATTAGAGGGGCATACAAGCCATATAGTCTTCATGGGCTATCTAAGGTCTCTAGAAAGGTTATCTTAGGTGCAGGCTTACCTAATGAGCTACGATTGGCAGACTTACGTAGAACAGGTACAACTGAGATGGTTGAAGCAGGAGTTTCTATGGGTCAAATAATGTCTGTTACAGGACACGCAAATCCTAACAGTGTTATGCCCTATATGAAAAATACTTACCTTAGTGCAAAAAAGGCATTGACAATACGTAAATCCGTTGATATAAGCACAAGGCAAGTGCCGAACAGCTAATATTATATATACATATAAGTGGACATTTAAGTGAATATATACAATTATATAAATGACTTACAGTTAAGTGTAGGAGAATCTAAAAGATTAAATTGTCCGAACTGTAATAGCTATAAGACATTTACAGTAACTAATAATATGGGTTCAGTAATGTGGAACTGTTACAAGATATCGTGCAGTTTATCAGGAAGTTCTCGTGTTACATTAACTGTAGATGACATACGCACTGCTATGAATAAGCAGATAAATGAAAATGAAGTGTTTCAGTTCCCGGAACATATTGTACCACATGGTAATCGTAAGGCAATTACTAATTGGTGTGATAGGTGGGGTTTATCTGCTGACAAACTTAGTTTGTACTATGACGTAAAAGAAAATAGAGCAGTGTTTCCTATTGTACAGAACAACAAGATTGTTGACGGTGCAGGTCGTTCACTAGGTAAGAAATTACCTAAGTGGAAAAGATATGGAAAAAACAACTTGCCCTATTCTCAAGGACATGGTACTACTGCTATTGTTGTTGAGGATTGTGTTAGTGCAGCTGTGGTTGCTTCTGACACACGGAAGGGGATAGCTGTGCTAGGAACATCTTTATCAGAATCACATAAGCAATATCTATCACAGTTCTCAACAGCAATTATTGCCTTAGACCCTGACGCACTAGACAAGATAATGCAGTTTGCAAAAGAGTTACGCAACTACGTTAAAAATGTAAAAGTACTTAGACTAAAAGACGATTTGAAATATAGAAATGAGGAAGACTTAAATAATTTATATTTCCTAACCCCAAAGGAGTAACAATATGGAACTATCCCTAATAAGAAGTTTAATGGACAAGAAATTCTATGAGGAGCATCGAGGTGCTAAATGCCCTGATAGATTATTCAGTAAAGATGTAAGGAAGATAAAGCAAGCATTAGATAGTGCTATGACAACTTACGAACGAGCAGTTACACCAGATGAGATTGAAGCATTGTTTATGACTAGCAATCCATCTATGACAACTGCTCAGAAGCAAGCATACTCATCTCTATTTGCTGGCATCAAACGTGAACAACCAATGGGAGAAGATATTGCACAAGAGGTTTTATCTAAACTGTTTCAGCAAGTGGTGGGTGAGGACATTGCTAATCTTGGTTTTGACTATGTCAATGGTTCTCAATCAACACTTGAACCTCTTCGTAATATTCTGGAGCAGTATGGCGATGATTTTACACCTAACCTTAACATAGAATGGGAAGACATAAGCATTGAAGCCTTGCTATCTAAGAATGATTTAGAAGCTAGATGGAACTTTGGTATACCTAGTCTTACTCGTGTTGTACAAGGAGTAAATGCTGGTCATCTGATTGAGGTAGGTGCTAGACCAAATACTGGTAAGACATCTTTTCATGCTAGTTTGATTGCCAGCCCCGGAGGGTTTGCTCATCAAGGTGCTAAATGTATTATCTTATGTAATGAAGAATCTGCACATAGAGTTGGTGCAAGATACTTAACGGCAGCTACAGGTATGACAATGCATCAAGTGAAAGATAATCCACAGAAAGCACAAGAGTTGTATAGCCAAGTACGTAAACATATTGACATAAAGGATGCATCTAATCGTGACATGGCTTGGGTTGAGAGTGTATGCAAGACATTTAAGCCAGACGTAGTTGTATTAGATATGGGAGATAAGTTTGCTAGAACTAGTGGATTCTCTAGACCTGATGAAGCATTGAAGGCTAATGCAATCTATGCTAGACAAATAGCTAAGACACATAATTGTGCCATGTTTTATATGTCACAGTTAAATGCTGAAGCAGAGGGTAAGATTGTATTGAATCAAGCTATGATGGAAGGTAGTAGAACAGGTAAAGCTGCTGAAGCTGACTTGATGGTATTGATTGCTAAGAACCCACCATTAGAGGGTCAAGATGAGGAAGGTCCTCAGAGACATCTATGTGTTGTCAAAAATAAGTTGACAGGTTGGCACGGTACTGTTACTTGTAATCTTGATTATAAAACTGCTAGGTATACAGCATGAAGCTAACACTTGACGTAGAAAATACTGTTACTCATAGAGATGGCAAGTTACACCTTGACCCATTTGAGACAGATAACAAACTTGTTATGGTTGGTTGCTTAACTGATAGTGGTAAAGAGTATTTATTCAGAGACAACTTTGATGGTGTACAAGAACTACTAGACCAAGCTACTGTACTTATAGGACATAACATAGTACATGATTTACTATGGCTATGGGAATGTGGATTAACTTATGATGGTGCAGTCTTTGATACCATGTTAGGTGAATACATACTACAACGTGGTCTCAAAGAACCATTAAGTCTTGAAGCTTGTGGCAATAGATATGATTTAGTCACTAAGAAACAAGACACTATGAAAGATTACTTTAAGAATAAAGTACCTATTGATGAGATACCTAAAGAAGAGTTATCAGAATATTTATCTGCTGACTTAAAAGCAACACAAGAACTATCTGATGTTATATACAAGAAGTTAAATACAATTGAGTATTCACGTTTAATGAATACGGTCATACTAACCAATCGTGTAGCTATTACACTAGCAAAGATATATCAGACTGGCTTTACTGTAGACATGGAAAAGCTAGATGAGGTTAGAGATGAATTTGAGAAAGAGAAAGAAGACATTGAGAAACGATTAAATAAACAAGTACATAATCTAATGGGGGATACACCTATTAATCTCAATAGCCCAGAACAGATGTCTTGGGTTATATACAGTAGAAAGCCTCATGACAAATCTATGTGGGGTAATAACTTCACACCTTACATGAATGATAAGGAGTACAAGTTAAATGTAAAAACTAACTCTTCTATTATATACAGAACAGAAGCAGAACAATGTGTTAAGTGTAATGGCACAGGTAATATAAGGAGACTTAAAAAAGATGGAAATCCTTTTGCCAAGCCTACCAAATGTATTAATTGTAATCATACTGGCTACCTTTTTATGCCTAGTAAGACGGTAGCAGGATTAAAGTTCAATGCACCTAATTCTAAATGGATTAGTGCTAATGGATTCAGTGTTAATAAAACTAATCTAGAGTTACTAAGAGGAGTAGCTAGAAAAAATCATATGGATGATGCTTTAAACTTCCTAACTGATTTACAAAGATTATCAGCACTTGATACATACTTGTCTTCCTTTATACAAGGCATTAAGACCTATGTTAAACCTGATGGCAAGTTGCATGTAAGATTACTACAACATAGGACATCTACAGGTAGGTTTAGTGGTGCTGACCCTAACATGCAGAACATGCCTAGAGGTGGTACATTTCCTGTTAAGAAAGTATTTATATCACGATGGGAAGGTGGCAAGATACTTGAAGCTGACTTTGCACAGTTAGAGTTCAGAGTTGCTGCCTACTTATCAGAAGATGGAGTTGCAATTGAAGAAGTCACTACTGGATTTGATGTTCACTCATATACGTCTCAGGTTATTACAGATGCGGGTCAACCTACTTCTAGGCAAGATGCGAAGGCACATACGTTTGCACCACTCTACGGAGCAACAGGCTTTGGCAGGACACAAGCTGAA